TCAGAGGTCTTCTTGTTGTCTTAATTCGTTCAAGATGTCTGACACGCTTTCAGAGGTTACTACCTCCCAAGGTCTGACAGGCTCATCAAGAAGAACAAAATCAAAGACCTTACCCTCTTTTCTGACAATGTTGACCTTGTCGCCTGTAATATATCCTCCATCTATCGCCTGTTTTAATTCGTCATAATGTAACATAGTTTATTACCTCCTATCTGTTAATTCGCAAAAAGTTTGTTTTTTTGAATTAAAATTGAAAATAATATCTAAAAATCTGTATTTTTACTGTATTCTACTGTTTCCTACTGTATCTTGAGCACGAAAAAAAGCCCCTAGGTTGTTACACCTAAGGGCTTTCTGTGTCTTATCTTAAACTGGTTTTTTTGAAAGTGTGTAGGTAACACCATTGATAGAAATTTCAATCCCCTCAATGTTGACTTCGATTTTGTCAGACTGACCGACATCCTTGACGGTCTGTTGGTCGTACTTAGCAAGCGACCCGTTTTCAGCCTCAATAGCTTTCAGACGGCTTGACATCCCTACCAGGTAATTATCATAGCCTGTAGCAGCGTAGTCATAGACTGCACCACCTGTCTTGAACATGCCTTTGATGGCCTCGCTAAAGGTTTTAGCTCCTGATACCTTGTAGCTACCTCCTGAACGTAGCAGGTAGAACCAATCTGTCAGGAAGTCATCTACAGAGGCATAGTGCATATAATGTCCACCCTCGTTAGCTGGTCTTGCTGTTCCTTGGGTGACAGTCACGCCACTTGGACGCTCCCCTTTACCAGTCCATGTCATACCTCCCCAGTTGTTATCAGCTTTACCTACAGCCGAGGTGCCCCAAAGCCCCTCAAAGTGTAGAACTGTAATAGCGTAGCTAGGTAGGATATTGTGTTCCTTACACTTTGCAAGGATAACATCAAGGACAGATTTTTTCAGGATTGCACCGTTAAAGGACAAGTCACCTGCCTCTTTGACAATTTTTGGCTCTGTCACTTTACCAGTTGCCTCAGTTTCTTCTGTTTTAGTCTCAGTGGAGGAATTTACCGCCTCACTTTTTGGAGCGTCTGAGGGCGTTTTAGGGGTATTTCCTGATGTGCTACCTTTCAGGATTTCAGTTACTCGTTTTTGGACTGCGTCATAGTCAGGACCAAGGGATTTTTTACGGTCTTCACCGTTGCCATGTTTCCCCTGGATCACTTCTTGAGCCAGTTGGTCAATAGTCTTTTTAGGTACCGTAGCTTTGCCATTGATGACTGCCATGACAGCCTCATATTGATTACCAAGAGCTGCTTTCCGCTGATCTCCGTTTCCGTATTTTCCAGCAAGAGTCTCTTTAACCAATGTATCAAGGGTTTTTCCTGATGTTGAGGGCGTACTTTGGTTAGCTAAGCGGTAAACATAGCAATACATCCAACCACTAGCTGCCGCTGTTTGATTGTAGTTGTTGATGGTAATGCTGTTGTTAGCATAATTGCAGTGGATGATATTATCTGCGTCAATAAAGATACCTGTGTGACCACCAGCACCGCTAGACTGTCCACGACGGCCCCAGATAAAAACATCCCCACGCTTTGCGTCCCAGTCTTGATTTTCAGCAATCAACTTGTAGCCATTTTTAACTAGCCAATCATGCTCATATTCAGTATTGACCGCCCAACCTGCTGAGATAGCTCCTGCGCTCATCAGAGCGTAGTAGACAGAGCTTGAGCAATCGTAAGACCCTGGACCGTTACGGTAGTCCATGGAGTAGGTAACCTTGCCCACTCGTGCTGACATCCATGCAATAGCTGCCTCAATATTTACTGACATTGTCTTCCTCCTTTAGAAAAATTTGAATAAAAGGGGAAAGCATGAGGAGCAACAAAGAAAGAGGCACTAATGATAGTGCCCCAAGAATTATCAAGATAATTTTTCCTAATTTCCTCATGCTATGCCTCCTATTTTGGAACGTTGTAGTTCATGGCTTGCTCACTATCAGACAGACCTGATGTGGTAGGGTCAGATACGACCCCAAGCAATACAAGCAAGGTAAGAGCTGTATTGGCTACATCATTGATGTTGTCAGGCAATTTCAAGCCTAGCTGTTGAGCTAGCAAGATTGCTGTGGCAATGATTGCAGCTAGAGTAGCTTTGTTCTTAAAACGTAATTTCCAGTTAATCTTCATCACTTCAATTCCTTTCTTTGATCATGGTCTTTAGCTCTCTGACATCCTCTGTCAAGTTCTTCATCTGTTCGGTCATGGCAACAAGGGCCTGATTTTGTTTATCATGGTCATCTAGTCGCCGTGTATGGTCTTTGATAGTTTGCTCCAAGAAAGAGATTTTAAGTTCAAGAGTATTGACCTTTGTAGCTTGTTCAATACTCTTAGCTTTCAACACATTATAGAAACCATATACCGTGATGACAAAACCTCCAATGGTAATCAGCATTTGGTATTCAGGTCTCAAATGTTACTCCTCCTTTGGTTCAGCAGCTTGTTCTGATAGTACCTCAACAACTACTTCTCGTAGATTGAAAAGTTTTGGCACTTGGTCAACGGTATAAGTTCCAGCAACTACAAGAGCTACCCAAGATTTGACAATCTGATGTTTTTTAGTGAATTTCATTGTAAAAGTTCCTTTCTTGATTAAAGCAGTACCTAAGATTAGGTTACTCAGTAGGTTCTTCATGTGTTCCCTCCTCTACTACTTCAACTGGAGAAATACTAGCAAGAACACCCATAACAAGTTCTGTCAATTCAGATACAGCCCTGTTGACCGCCTGCTCATTCTTAACAGTCCCTAGCTTTGCCTCATCTGTGGCTTGTTCAAGGTCTTTGATTGCCTTTTGAGACTTCTCAATCAGCTCATCATACTTAGCGATTTTTTCGCCAATCTCATTGAACTTCTCATTTTCAGCACGCATAGGAAAGTTTTCCTGATAAATGACTTCCAGAGCTAACTCAAGTAGCTCAGTATTAGATAAGTCAATCTTGTCAGGAGGTAAAAAAATAGGCACGCTAGCACCATCTGAATTGACTAGCATGACCTTGGTGGCGGACGCTGTACCACTAGCGTCATATTCTTGTGATTTTGAACCATATTCAAATTTCATGGCATTTCCTTTCTTTTATGGATAAGGGTCATTAGTGATGTAGGTTAGAGTGCCAGTGTACACATGTTGTCCGCTAGTTCCATTTGTAAATCTAATTTTTCCATCAGATGAAAAATGCAATACAGATGGTGATTTTGTAACTGAGCCTGAATTTGGCACAATAACCATGTGAACTTCTGCGGTTGGTCTATATCCACTGGGGATAGTTTCTAACATCTCACGATATTCAAATACATCAATATTTGTAATTCGTCTGTTAAGTGTGATTGTCACTAGGTTGTCTTTCCTTGTTATTGTGGCATTTAGACCGTAGGGCATACCTTGTGTAACAGTCCTGAGAGGTTTCTCTTGTAATAATGGGTGGTCAGAGTTTTTTGATGGAACACTACTTGTTTGAGCAACGTATCTCCATGGTCTCCACACATTATCATAGCCATATTCACGTACTGCCATAAATCCACTTGTAGAGGTAACTCGTTGGATACATTCGTTTGATGTATGTAGTTTATAGCATTCTAAAATACAGAACGCCCCAAGAGGATTGTTGTTAAAATCTGCTCCTATTTGCCAAATACCTGGGGTCAGAATATTATTTAGATCTTTTTCAAATGAGGCTGGGACACTAAGGCCACCACCTACATTAGATGTCATTCTGTATTGCTGAATTGGATTGTTATTAGCATAGATGTCTCCATTGACATCAAGTGCTCCACGCTCCCTAATCTTATTTACACCGACCCCTGAACGGTCATAAGAAAAGACCACACTTTCTGTGGCCACATTTACAGCAAACTCAGTCTGAGTAAATTTATCAGCAAGGGTGCCAATGACAACCCAAGACTGATTAGCTACATAGCTCCCTGCTAGGTTAGCCTGTGAGTTGGTAAGACTTGCTAAACTTGTCCATGAACCAGCTGCTGGGCCAGTATCAGCCGTGTAGGTTGTAGTTCCTAACCTAGCAACTTTGAAAGAGAGTGTCATGGTATTTTTTTGTACGCCACCTACTGACAATGGAGCTACTTTTGCATTTCGTGTGACAGTCAATGTACTTGATGTTGAGCCAGTCCTTGCAATGCTAAAGCTAAGGGCAGGAGCAAAATACTCAAGTACAGTCACAGATACATCTTTAGTATCAGACCAACGCCCACGACTATCAGAGACACTTGCTCTGACTGTGATGGTTCCGTTGTAGTTCATGATACCCAATGTGCCACCGTTCACGTTGGTTGTTTGGTTCTTTCCGACTATCTCAGCTTTATAGCCTGTGATAGTTGATCCGTAGGAGCCTGCTCCACCATTAAAAGTGACCTTGATATTAGAAATGACCTGAATAAAAGTATTACCTGGTATCAAGGATTGGGCAGCTGTATTATGGTCAGCTAAAGTAACGCCTGTAAAGGTTGGTTTCATACTAGCTGGCACACTAGCTGTGAGTGTCGTTGACTGCGTCCCTGTTTTTGTTGAACCAGAGTAAGTATCGACGTAGATTGTGCCAGTCCCACTAGTTGAGTTTGGAATATCATTGGCAAAATCAAGAGGAATTGTCCAAGTAGTAGATGTGTCTACATTACTTGCTATTGTCCCTTGTTTACTTCCCCAATGATAACGGATAGTGTGCTTAAAACTAGAGCTTTGACGATTGATATTGATAGTAACTGCACTACCAATAACACCAGAACCGACGCTGACAGAGCTAGAACGTGGGATAGTCGCCAATCCATGAGACCAGCTCCCTGAGGCATTACCAAAGTTTAAGGTTGAGTAACTAATATTACTCATATTAGAACTCAAGCTAATTCCTGCTGATTTTGTTCCGTCTGCATTGTGACCCACTCTAAATTGTACTGAGCCTAAATGTTTCTTGGAGCCATTGAGGTATAGGGGGCCTACGGCAATAGTTTGAGATTGACCGTCACAGGTTACCGTGACTGTGTTGCCGTAAGTATTTCCAAATTGAATACTCCACCCAGCGTCCATGCCTATCCAGACATCAACCTTAATGACTGAGCTATTTCCAGCTATGTCTTGGCTGACCGTTGAGGATGAACCTTCAAGATAACCTCGCCAGTTCCCTGAGTATCGAAAAACTGCCATACTTTCAAAATTTCCTTTCTACCCTACATACCTAATGACATTCATATCAGCGTTGAGATGGTACTGCTCCTCCCTGAACCGTCCAATCTGAATAGTTTTGGAGAAGATACCATTTTCAATGTGAATGACACCTTGAGAAATATACATAACCTCAACACCTGCCGAAAACATGGAAATACGGCCATTTGGATTGAACATCATACTTGAACTACCGTCATTTTTACCAATCACCAGTCCCTCATTTGATGAACTCATGTAGGTATCAATGAAATTCCAGCGGTCAGAAAGTTCTCCAAGGTTTTTAGCAATCGTGGAAACACGTTGGCTAGCAGCAATCAAATCTTTTTCAGCTTGCGCCCTAGCCGTATCATTAGCTTTGACAAAATCTTGATAGGCCTTAATCCAGTTGTCCAGCATATCAGCACTAGCTTTAGCCTCTAATTCAGCTTGGATAATACCTGCTTTCTCGTTGAGGGCGTTGAGCTGTTCTTGGGTTAGAACTTGGTCAGCTTTACTATTCAAAGCATCTTCCAATTCCTCCACTGCAGGTCTATAATCTTCTCTAACTGATGATATATACAAGTTAGCATTATCCACTCTTACTTGAGTATTTAGAGGAAATTGATTACTAAATCTAATGAAAGCATTATCAGTGCGATAGGACGAAGAGGAGCCGCTCAAATCATAAACTAAATCAAAATGCTGCCTTTCTGTAGTGTTTCCTTTGAAAGTTATAGCTGCTCCATACCAAGGCGTAGCCGAGAAGTGAACCATTGTTGAAATATCCCTAGGTAAAGCAGGAGAGAATGCTATATCCAGTGATATACGTACCATAGATTTTATGAATCGCTTATCATTTCTCCAGAACTCATCATAGATGAAAGTCCTAAAATCCTGAGTAGTATCCGAGGTTATGGTATATATCCTTGACCTTGAATTTTTGAAGTAATTCCTTCCTCCTGAATCAATCTTAGCCCATCTATCCGCCCAACGATACTTGGTTTTATCTGTACTATCAGCTTGCGTATAGTCCGAATAATGCCCAATATAGCGTTGACCATTATCCGAGGTAGTCAGCCCTGCACCGTCAGCATTATCCGAATAGGCAAAGTGGACATATGGCGTCCTTCCGTCCGCTCCTTTAGGCCCAGGAACACCTTGTGCACCCGTATCTCCCTTGTCTCCTTTCCACTTGCTCCAGCGGTAACTTGCTGGATTGGTACTATCGGTAGCAATAAAGTCTTGATACATACCTATATATGCTTTAGATTGGTCAGTCTGGCTAAAACCACTACCAGAGACAGTATCAGCATAGGCAATGTGGGTGTACTGAGTTCTTCCATCTGCTCCCTTAGCTCCAGGGATACCTTGGTCACCTTTGGGACCTTGAATACCCTGTAAGCCTTGCAAACCACGCTCACCTTTGTCGCCCTTATCCCCTTTTTCGCCTTTGATAAGGGTCCATCTGTAGCTAGCTGGGTTAGTGCTATCAGACTCGTTGTAGTCCGTATAAACTCCAACATATGTCTTATTTGCACTCTGTTCAACAGAAAAATCACTGACTACCTCAGCCACCTTAGGCATTCTAGGATAAGGATCACTACCAAACGTTGCCAAATTGGCCGTATAGGTACCAGCGTCAAATGTCTTATATAACCAATTATCATCTTTTCCAAAACGGACAATAGCCCTTTCTGACAATGTAAAGCTACTGTTTTCAGTAGCAATAAGCGTCATATTGGCATAGGCAAAGTGGACATAGGTAGTCCTACCATCTGCCCCTTTGGCTCCTGCCACACCGTTTGCCCCATCTTTACCTTGCCACTTCGACCAAGTGTAGGCACTCGCTCTAGTGCTATCTGCCTGATTGTAGTCAGTATAAACACCGATATAAGCATTTGGTGTATCGGTAATCTGACTATCAGTAGGGTTGATTACTGGAGCATACTTGATGTGGATATAGCTTGACCGACCATCTGCACCTTTAGGACCAGGGGAACCTGTCGCACCTGTCGCACCAGCTATCCCTCTCTCTCCTTGAGGGCCTTGTGGCCCAGTATCGCCTTTATCCCCCTTGGCACCAGTTTCACCCATTTTAGCTACAGAAAAACCAGTCTCGCTAGTATTGTCTGTATAGCTCCATGTTGTTTTAGTCCAGAGGTACTGACCAGGGGAAACGCTAGGAATTTGAGAAGACCAACCGCTTGTAGGTGGGACTGTTCCTGATGTAGAACCAGCATAGACTACTGTAGTTGTTCGGATACCAACTCCGTCTTTACCAGCGATACCATCACGCCCAGTATTTCCGTCTTGACCAATCCTAGCTACTGAGTAGCCTGTCTCTGATGTACTGTCTGAATAATTCCAGACTGTCTTAGTCCAAAGATATTGACCAGGAGGAACTGTTGGAACGGTATTCCCCCAACCTGTGCTAGGGGCATTTGTTCCTGAGCTAGATGAGGCATAGGTAATGACTGTAGATTGTAAGCCTACACCATTCTTACCAGCGATACCATCACGCCCAGGGTCTCCTTTATCACCTTTTAGACCGTCAGAGGCGTTTAGGAATGTGATTTGTTCAGAGGCTACTTCTTGATTATCAATCCATGCAGCGATAGTCAGCACCATAGTCTGATTGATGTCAGCGGCTTTGACAATATATGTAGGGCTAGTTGCTTTAATCTCACCGTTGACAACCCAACGCCAGCCACTATTGATGACCTTGTTGCCTTTCATCAGAGTAGGTGTCACAACTGATTGTCCTTGCCCATTCTTAAAGGCTGTGCCGTTATTGGTGGAGACCTTTACGGTATAAGGCTTAGCGTCTTCAATCATACGATCTAGACGCTCCTGAATACCCTGAGACAAGAGATTTTCAAGTGCCTTAGCATTTGAAAAGGTTGTCTTGTTGTTCTTAGGATTGGTAAAGCTAATGGTTTGCTCAGACACCCTCATTTCAAGCAATAGAACAGGACTAAAGCCGTCATCATAAACTTGGACAGTATCCCCTATTTCAAGGTCAGCAAAGCCCTCCGCCTCGTAAGTAACAGCTGGATAACAGTTCTTTTTAAGTTCTCGGTACGCTGTTGAGCGGATAACCTCAGGATTTGAACTCTCTACAGTCATATCCTTTCTTATCCACTGGTCACCCATTGTGCCACTTGTAAAGGCTGCTGGATACATCTGCATAGAAAGAGGAGCATATAGCCCCTCTCCTGCCTGATAAAATTCACGTTCACCTTTAGAGTTATTGACAGACCATGCACCAAGACCTGAGATAGTAACCGTGTTACCTTGGTCATCTTTCCCAGTTGGTCTAATCATGTTGTAGACATTGGTTTTATCTACTGTCCTAGTAAGTGCCTTGAGGTTTTTGCCGTACTTCAAAATAGTAGGGCTGACACGCCCTACTCCCTGATGATCGTCATCATTCTCATGATAGACATTGACAACAAAAGACTTGATGGAGCTATCAGCGTTAAGGTGAGTGTCAAATTCAATTTCTGCACCAAATTTCTTAGCTAGACTGAGTAGACGGTTAAGTTTGGTGTCTGTCCCCTCCCACTCAGCAGAGATTTTCTGAGTAGAAATCTCATTGACTCCAATTTTCAAGAATGTAAAGTTTAGCAAGTCCATAGCGTCACAGTATTCTTTGAAAGTCATAGCCTTAGGTGCTTTATATGGATTTGCATACTCATTGATAAGCTCAAGGTTCAGATTGATACCATAACACTTGATAACTTGCTCATTTTCCTCAATTTTGCGGATCGTGTGCAGATAAGTCTTGCCTTTGTACTGAAATGAAACAAAGGCTTTCTCATTCAGATAGTTGTAGGCACGCTTACGCCCCACATCTGAAATGATGGCCTTTTTGAATACTGTGAAATCAAATGTACTAGAACCTGTTTCAAGGTACCTAGTCCATGTATCGTTGAAATAATTCAGCGTAGCCTGTTTATCATTATCAATAAAAGCAACTTTTCTCAAACTTGCGTCATGGATTGTCAATAACATAAGCTATAAGTACCTTTCTTCAAATTCTATCTTGACTGTGGGCTTTGTCCTGACCCAGCTTGAGGAATAGACCTCAAGAGTAGACCTACCAGGTGGAATAGTAAGAAACGTGGATCCGTGGACAATGTCCACAATACGCTCCAATCCGTCCACGGTAACCGTGTCATTCTCGCTGTTAAGAATAATGTTTGAGCCAATCGGATAACGGTTAGGAATATCCTTTGTTACAGAAACAAAGTCTTTTCTGTAAAAAATACTGTCCAAGTACATCCTAGCCACCAATGGTTTATTACCCAAAGCCCCAAATGCTACATGGACTTTAGCTGACTTTCTACCTTTGATTTCAGGAATAACAAAAGTATTATAAGAACCCCACCAAAAGACGGTTACCTTGTCATCATTTCGCTTGAGGTCTGACCAACCTCTAGGCTCATTGAATGGATTTTGGCTATCTAAGTGAGTTCCTGTAAAAGTCCACTGTTTAATCATGTTGTATCCACCTTTACCGTCAGCAGCCATAAAGTTATACTCACAACCTAGACCGTTATAACGCTTAAAGGTTTCCACTCCATACAAAAACCGCCCCTGTTCATCAGAGACGGTCAGCTTGATAAAGCCGTATTGGTTAGCGGCACCAAGCCAAAAAACCTGACGCCACCAGATGTAATCATTAAGAGAGCCTGTAGCCCCTGAACTATCCGCTGGAATATTCCATGTCAAACTACCTGCATTGTTTCCAGTTGTGCCTCCTGCATTTTGTAAAAACAAATGCTTGCGTCCTGACCAGTCCACACTTGCCACGGTACCTCTCAAACTCTGTAATGTGTCATTCAAAATAGCCACGTTCTTAGTAGCTGCACTAAGACCGTTTGTGATTTTACTGTCACGGTAGTCAAAGAGTAGCTCAGACTGTTTAGCTTGTACAGTATCAGCCTCCTCACGATCACCAACCTCAAGAGCACCACTGGTATTGACTAAACCAATGTAGCCATTTTCAGCATTATTCTTGACAGTAACCACAGGGAAAGCTGGCACGTTGCCATCATTGATTAGGTTAAAAACAATCTTGTCAGATGATACTGTGCCATTATCGAAAACACGGTAAGTGGTGCTATGAGCTACTCCGTCAGGTATTAGTAGCTCAAATTCTCCCTTTTGGAACCATCTTGTCACATTGTCCATGTCCACAGAGCCTGTAACAAGTCCCATATAATACTTATCAGGCTCATCAGAGATAACAATCCTGACAGCCTCAGAGGTATTGAATACCCCTGCCAAAGTGTGTTTAGCTTGTTCAAGTGTCATGCCATCTCTTTCTTGCATGGCAAACTTGACCTTGATAAACTTAGCCCCTGTTCTTACTTCTTGCAAGTTCACTCCCAAGAGTGGAGCGTCATTGGTTTCAATGCTACGCTCATTTCCAACAGGGCGGATAATTTCAATAATTCGGATAACCTCAGAGAGGTCAAATCCGTTAATAGTGATAGTGTCATTATTCATCAGACAATCCCCCTCATCATGTTATCAATCTTAATTTTGTCATTTTGGTAGTTCGTCATTGGTTGTCCAATCTTGGCAACAAGAGTACCATCATCAAGAACCATGTTAACAGGACGCTTGACGGCTTGCTCAGCAACTTCAAGAGCTCTGGTGAGTGCTTGGTCTGCTTGGTCTCTGATAATCTCAATTTGGCTCATTTCTGCACGCTCTGTGATGGATTTAAGCTTGAATTGACTAGACAGAGAACTATTGCCTAAACCAAGCAACTCCTCAGCACCAAACTTAAAGGCTGACATCTCTTTTTGGACATAGGCAAGGCTATCAGTCACATCAGAGGTATTTTTTTCAATACCTACAGCGATACCTTGGGCAATGTATCGACCCACATTATCCCTAAACAGGCGTGATGGTGAATGGATTTTAGCTTTAGCCTGTGCTGCTCTCTCAGCTTGCGCTACTAAAGCATTAGCTGCGGCTGTTACAGCTCCCAAAGCTGAATACATACCTTGAGCTAAACCTTGCCCAATCATAGCACCAACGCCACGCATAGCTCCAGCTCCAGCCATTGCTGTTGAGCGGATTGCGTTTACCATGGCAGACATTGCAGCCGTAGCTGATCCAATACCAGAACGGATACCATTTGTCACACCATTTGAAACGCCACGCCCTGCCTGCTGTCCTGCTTGCGTCATTTGACTAGCTGACTGCCTTACAACAGACACCATCTGTTGCATACTTGAACGCATGGTAGATACTGCCTGTGTCATAGCAGAGCGTACAGCAGAATTTAGCTGAGTCATTGCTGATGTTGCAGCACTTGAAATGCTGGCAAAACCTGAGGCAACCATAGGAGCTGATGTAGCTAGTTGCGTGATTGATGTCCGTGCCATCATTGCTGATGTGGTAATAGCTGTAAATCTAGCTGGTACTGTTCCAAGTATGCCGCCAAGGGCACCAATAACAGCAGAGACCGCTGAAAAACCTGCTGACATTGCAGCAGCTCCAGCTTGTGCCATCATCATTGAGGCTGACAATGCCGTTAATCGACCTTGCAAAGCAGAAATACTAGCAGTTGACCCTGCCAAACCTGCAAAAGAGGTCATAACTGCACTTGCAAAAGATATCATAGCAGAGCCAGCTGTGGTCATAGCGCTTGGTAATGTTCCAATGCTTGAGCTCAGGGAACTAAAGGCAGCAGGTAAGGCTTGCATTGCTACACTTGCCACTTGTGCTGATGTTGCAATCAGTCTAAGTCCAGTTCCTGCTTGTTGCAATCCTGGTCCTGCTGAGGCAATACCTGAGCCAGCAATAGCTGTCAAACCAGTAGCAACTGCCGCCAAGGTTCCGACCAAGTCACCTAGTTTTAGATCAACTAACATCTTGATACCTTGAGCCATCAACTTAACGCCTTGACCTGCGTTTTTAGCCGCATTACCCATACTCTCAAAAATGCCAGCCACTCCATCAAGCACATTGCGGATAGCAGAGCCGAAAGACTCTACCACACTACCAGCACTCTCTAAGATTGAACTGACCTGTTCCCCAAAGGTTTGGAGTAGTTGGGTCAAACTATCAATGATAGGGCTAATCTGACTGATGAGATTGTTAAAAGCCTCAACCAATGACTGTAACACTGGAGCGACCGCTTGAACCATTTGGGTAATAGCTGGTATGAATGGGGCCAATGCCTGAATGATTTGGACTATAGCTTGAGATACCACGGTTACGACCTGCACAAAGGCATTAGAGATGATAGCTACAATAGGGGTCACAGCCGTAGCAATTTGGGCGATACCAGAACTGATTGCAGTAATGACTTGACTCAATGCTGTACCTAGTGCTGTGATGACTGGAGCAAGGCTACTGAATGAGCTGACAATCATACTGATTGCCGCTCCTGCCGCTATAATCACAGGAGATAGCATAGCAAAAGCTGAGGCAATGGTAGGTAGCACAGGGGCTACAATAACCAAAGCCTGAGCCAAGCCTTGTAGTGCTAAATTGAGAATAGTTCCTATAGCAGTACCAACGCTGACAATAACACTCCCCACACCTTGTAGGATTGTAGCTATCCCTTGTCCTTGCATACCCATTAAGGCAAAGGCTGCACCAAGTGCCAAGATAGGTACTGCCAAGGCTGCGATAGTGGCAGGATTGACCATAGCCAAGCCTTGACCAATACCACGAAAAGCGGCACCTATGCCCTGTCCAATTCCTCTAGCAGCAGTTGCTACACTTTGGCCAAGGCTACGGATAATTGAGACCACGCTTGCACTAGCTGACCTAACAACTGATGTAGCACCACTCACACCGCTTGTGGCATTTTGCTTGAATAGGTTGAATGGGTTAAAGGATTTCAGGAAATTAAAAGCCTTGAAACCAGCAACCAAACCAACCAAACCACCAACTATAGTCTGAATAGCTCCAGCAGGTAGTGAGCTGATAAAGTTAGCCGCTACCGTTGCAGCCTGTGAAAGCCACTTGACAACATTGCCAAGAACACTAGCTAAAGTGTTTAGAACGCTTGAGGCAGTCAAGCTATCCCATACATGACCTAAAGCACCAGCGATACTCTGGATAGCTCCAACAAAAGCAGTAACTGCCCCTGTATTTGAAAAAGCTGTCCAGAAAGTCTGAACCTTGGAAACCACATTTGAGATAGTGCTACTAACCTTTGAGATAATACCCTCAATGTTGATACCATCAAGGAACTTGCCTAGACCATCAGCCATACCACTAAAGTCAATGCTCTCCATAGCGTCTGATAGAGCGTTGATTGCTTTGATACCAAACTTGTTGAGATGTTCAAACATAGGCATTAGCTTATTAGACAGACTTTCCTTAGCTCCGTCTATTGCTTGGTCCCAAGTTTTGAACTCCGTAGCCATCTTTTGGAAAGCGTCAGAGTTCCCTGCCTTGTTCATAGCGTCAAAGAATGCCTCAGTTGAGATTTGACCATCTTGAACGGCTGCGACCAGTTCAGCGGTACTCATGCCCATCTCTTTAGCAACCGCCGCCATACCTGCTGGGGCTTGTTCCATCATGATCTTGAAATCCATCCAGGCTACTTTAGGCTTACTTGCCATCTGTGTTGCTTGAGTGGATAGTGATTTCATTGCTTGGGCTGGGTTCTCTGCTGAGGCTGCAAGACCACCAAAAGCCTTAACCAAGCTACCAACATTCTTAGTCCCTACTGCGTCTAATTGAGAGTAAGTGCTAGCCATGTCAGAGGCTGAGTAAATGGTCTTGGTGGCAAAGTCTTGCATTTCAGTCTTAGCTGCTTTGATGACCTCAGGAGAGCGACCAAACGCTTGTAGGTTTCCCTCAAAAGTCTTCCATGCTTTCTGTGAGCTAGTCAACTCACCAGCCATGTCACGGATACCACCAGTAACGACACCTATACCAGTAGTGAGAGCAGAACTAATCAGGTTAGCTCCTAAAACCGACTTAAAAACAGACCCAACTTTTGAGCCTGTGCTTTCTAGTCCACCTAACAATGTTTTTAATTTGCTGACTCCTGACTGGGCACTAGAACCGTCTAGGTCAACCTTGATAGTAACTGAACCATCTGCCATAGTTTTCTCTCCTTTCCTGATTAGTAGTCAAAATCTTTTGGTAGTGCATACTCTTTCTTGAGCCGTTTCATGCTTTCTTTATACTTCTTACTATCGCCTTTTTGCGGCTTATAAGAGCGTATTTTGAGCACCTCAGCAAACTTAGTATCACTAGGCAGCCCATTCAGTAGGGCATTGAATTTTTTCCAATGCAAGCTGTTCTGAGCGTCAATCAAATCAATTCCGTAGGCCTGCATGAATGATGAGTAAATATACTCAGCGTCATACTTCAAGCTAAAGAGGCGCTCACCATCTTCTGATTGACTTTTAGAGCGTATCTTACTCTTGATTGGATTGCCTGCTAGGTCAAGCACTGGGGCAGTTTCTTTAGCTGGAATAATTCTGATGTGTTCTTCAAAAATTAACTTAAAGATAGCCGTTGCCTGTTCAGGGGCTAAAGCCTCTGTAAAGTCAACACCAGTAAACATCTGAATAGCTAGATAAGGCTTGTAAATGTCATCAAACTCATCATCATTGATTAGCTCCATAACTTTCAAAACCTTGTTAAAAGCTATGTTCATTGGATACACATCATCACCAAGGACTAACTCATCTGTCAATTTCCTTGATAAGTCCAGCATATCAGTCACCTAGATACTTCTTGAGTGCGTCACCGTTGTTACGTTTTTCCCATTCACTTACAACTCCTGAGATTGTTTCCAGCAAGTAGACCATAGTATCAACCGTAGACTCATCAGAGTAAGCGTAAACCTTGTTGTATGCCTCCTCATCAAATAGGTCAACCCATGACTCTTTTACCATAGTTTGCAAAGCGTCAAAGGCTTTCTCATCTTCGGTATCCGCTACTTTCTGACCTTCAACTTTTAACTTTTTACCAACCGCCTCCATGTTGCGGATGTTTTTGTCATTAGCTAAAAATTCAAGAGTAAAACCATCAAACTCTACAGGAATGACATTACTACGCTTCTTAATTACTACCATTTGTTTTCTCCTACTAATCAAATTAAAAAAAGGGGAGTACATTCACTCCCCTAAGCTACTTTATCCACCGACTACAGCAGATTGTTTAGGTACTGAGTTCCAGCTGATCGTGCATTCAAAAGCCTCAAATTCAGACGCCTCACCGCCTCCGATTTTAATTTCAGATACAGTGGCAACTCCTGAATACTGTGTCTTACCATCAGGGTCAACAACTTTGAACCACACTTTACGCTGGTCTCCAGTTAAGAAACGCATATCAGCAATGATTTTCTGGGCTTCGTCTTCCTTGATGTAGTCACCCTCAAAGGTATAGCCATATTTGACAGATACCACGGTAGTTTCTGGCGTACCGTCACCGTTGTAGTATGCTACATCATCTGTTTCTTCGTCACTCTCAACCTCAGCGGTAGTGACACCGTCAGCAAGCCATTTCCAAGCGTCAGCTGCTGGCTCGGTTGCTGGTGCTGTTGATAGCCAAGGCGCTACATAGTGTTTCCGCTTGGCGTTTTTCATTTTTGGCATTTAATTTCCTCCATTTGTTTCTAAACGTACTGTAATATCCAGCATGTAAACATAAAAGCCTTGGTCATCACGGTCATTAAGGAATGGCTGTGAGACTTCAAGGCCTCTGAATTGATATGAATTATTTTGACTAGGTAGCTCTAGGTTGAAATCAGCAAGAGCATAGTTGATAGCCCACAGGATAGAGCTTGTCTTTTGGTGATCAGTGATTTTGATTGCCACTTCAAATACAAGACTAATATCTTGCTTGCCGTTCATGTACTCTTTTTCAACCTTGCCACCAGGCAAAGGATAGAGGACTAAGCCCTCTTTCTCTGACAGGTAATCAAGTCTACAAGTCAGAGGTAGGTTTAGTGCGTTGATGAAATCTCTAAGGACTTCTGAAAAATCGTTGTTGTTCATGCTTTAACTCCCATTGCTCTAAGACCAGTCTTACCCCAATCCTTAACATGTAATGCTGAGGCTTTCAAATCCCAACGCTTACCTGTTCCAGGAGTGGTGTAACGGCTAAAAGTAAAGCTCCTACGCTTGTTGTAGCTAGATCCGTAAAATTGGGCTCTTGCATAAGGTCCAGGGTATCTTACCCCATCTCTTGTTGCTTGACCGCTACCACTTAATTCTCCACTTTTCCGTGGGATAAATGGTTGCATGTCAATCATCATCTGATTAGCAATAGCTAGCTTACCTTTGGCCAAGGCTGATGATGATACCTTTTTCTCAATGCCTTTTAGGTCAATTTTGACAGAAACGCTAGTCCCCATCAGATACACTCCAGCTCATAACAAAAGATTTTCTTATTATGAGGATAGCTGACAGGAACTACAGTAGTAACCCTGTACTCTGTCTCTCCGTCTTTGACTATGGCATTTTCAAAGGTTTTGTCTAGGACTACTGGGCAATATTTAGGATACACAAACAAAAGGCTAGGTTTGGACTCTTTGCGGTTATTTTGCGTTCCTTGGACTTGATACTGTCTATCAAACCTAACATGACTCAGAGTGACTGGGTCAGCTAATACAGCCTTACCCCAGCCATCTAATTCCTCTGTGGTCTTTTGGATTGTCACAGTATCAACTAACAAACGCTTGTCAATGTCTGTCATAACCTACCCCCCTGTAGCCAAATCCTGCTCCTTTAAGAGCGTTCAGAGCGTCAAGTGATAAATTATACCTAGCACTTTCCAAAGATGTCTGAGAAGTGTCTCTGTAGCTGACAGAGGTACGACCAAGCGACACGCTGGCTACTGATTGCTTGTCATCAGCAGTCATGACACCACTGGCGTCCAGATAAGCCACTTGGAAAGCTGTTGCCATTTTGACAGCTTGCTTTCTGTGCTCAATTTCTTTCTCAAAGTCCACAAAGTCATAGAAACCATTAAGAAAGAGGTTGACAGACACTTCAGCTCTCTTTAGTAATTTGTCAAAGTCCTCAACCTCATCAAAACCAAAGTCCTCAAATTCTTTTTCAGTTAAATAAGCGATAGTAACCACCTCCAATAAAAAAAGGCGGTGTTACTTCTCCGCCTTTGCTGCTTTTTCTTCTTCGACACGTTCAAAGAATGGGCTGAGTTCAGGGTGGGTAAGTTTCCCTTTAGCATTTAGCTCATCAGCTGTCTTTACTTCCATGTCATATACACCATTTTCATCAAAATGCTTTTCTTTGCCATCAATAACAAAGACCACGTTTGATGTCGCTTTGTATTTTGCCATTTAGACTACTCCTTTGCTACTTTTACTTCTACAAGAACCTGGAAACCAATATTAGCATTGATTTCCTCTGCACGTTTTTTAGTAACTTCAATGATTGGGCCTTTTTCGATATACTCGTCTTTTTCAATATCCCAATAGTCTGCTACTACTTTGTATTTTGCCATTTAGCCACCGCCTTTAGCCTGCTGGGGCTAACTTAGCTTTAAGGATACCCACCTTATTCTCTTCGGCAATATACTTACCGTACTTACCTGCTCCTTGGATTGCTACACCGTAGAAGTCATCTGCGTCAATGGTACGGACAATCTGCAACCCTACGCCTGCAATACCCACACCATCAGCTGCAAACATGACTTGCTCTCCCTCTTGGAAGTATTCATCAGGCGTTTCTTCCAAAACAAACCCTTTGAATTTATACAGGCTTTGCTCATCAATGTTAGCTGATGAGTTTTTAGCAGTCGTGGCAAGTTTTGAGTCAATCAAGAAGTCATAGACATCTGATGTAACATAGGCAGCCCAAGCGATATTTTTAGAAATCTTGTTGTTGACAAACTTCTTGCGTGCTGTTGCAAATGTTCTTGTTACACCTTCCTCTGTCATTTGACCGGTCAATGTTTCGCTTGCATTGTCAGACAAGGCTTTTGCAAGCAATTCATTGATATATTCAGTTTGAGCCAAAGCGTTTTCTTCCAAACGTTCAGCTACAACTTTATCAGCCACATCATTGACGGTCACATTGTCAATACCTTCATGGATTGCGATTGGAGCCTCATAAGGAACTGTTAAATCAATAGATTTGATTTCCAAGCGTTGACCAAAGCGGTTAGTTGAACCTGTCCCAGTTCCAAAGGCTACATTTTCGCCTTTGTCATACTTTTTGATGACAGCTTTTGTGCTGTTTACTTTCAAATGGAGCATTGTATCAGAGTCTGCTACTCCATCATAAATCTGGATTTGACCACCAAAAGAACGTAGGAAACGTGAACGGCTCTCAGTGATTTTAGCTAACATAGCCATGTAGTTTTTTGTGTAAATTTTAGTAGACATACTACTCTCCTTTTTGTGTTTTAGTATTTAGCCATGATTTCGTCAAAAGCATTCCCCTTTTCGCCTGGTTCGGCTGATGGATTGCCTCCAACTGAAATCTTAGGGTTAGGCTGCGGATCTCCACTCTGGAATAGATAAGGGCTTGACTCTTTGAGGTTGTTGATTGTGTCCTCTAAGATAGGCTTTCCATCTTCCCCTAGCTCAATCTTGTCTAGGTCAATGAACTTCATCAAGTCCTCTGAGTTGTAAGCTCCCACATCTTTCAAAGCAAGGGCTACAGCGTTTGTTTTAGTGACCTGAGCAAGTTTAGTCTCACTATCAGTCTTGTACTGGTCAAATTGAGCCTGTAAGTCTGCCAGCTGCTGCTTGCTTTCCTCACTAGCTCCCTCTTTAGCCTGCAAGTCCTTGATAGCTTGGTTCTGTTGCTCAAGCTGTTGTTTTAAGCTGTCGTTTTCTGCCTGTACCTCAGACTTAGCCTGTGCTTTCGCATTTTCAATACCTGCACCGTACGCTTGCATGATATTATCTAGCACGCTGTTATCTGTGATACCTGCGTCAATCAACATCTCACGTTTAAGACTCATGTCTTAACTCCTTTGTTTTACGTCACGAGGGACTGAGATACAGACACTTTTACGCCATATCCAGGGCAAAATAAAAACCGTTTGGAAATCCAGACGGTTTAAGTATTTTTGAGCAGTTTCAAGTAGTCTTTCCTACCAGTCAAGATGAGTGACCACCTCCTTACTTGCGACTAAACCAAGACCTTTTCTGCGTCTTTTTGAGAGCTTTAATGTCCGCCTCGACTGTATCAAAACGGTTATTAGTGGCTTGTGCATTTTGCTTGACAATATCTCGTAAGTTATCATTTTCACGCTTTAGAGATTTGATAGCCTCCTCAAGAATAACAGCGTGAGCGGTAAGTGCTGCTACTTTAATCTCAAATGCTTTCTTTTTCTTAATACGTTTATTCATAGTTCCCTCCTGTTTTTGGGCATAAGAAAAGCGCCTAGATTGAACTAAGCACTAAGCGACTACTTGGATTGAAACAATCTCGCTCTCATACAGAGAGACTTCTGTAGGCTCATCAGGACTTGAGTCGTCAATGAGGATAGTGATTTCATCTTGTTCGTCATTATCCATTTCATCAACAAAATCTGTGACAAGTCCTTTGATAATTTCGCCATCACTATTGACTACCTGGACTGTTGAACGTAGGTAGTTCCAAAGTTGCTTACTCATTTACGGCCTCCTTTCCCTTTGATAGTTGGCACAATATGTGAACCAGTTTTACTGTAATGAATACGGAAATCAGTAGCGTTCTCAATTACTTCACCAGTTCTAGGGTCTATATAAGTTCCTATCGGTTTGTTTTGTGAGATGATTTCTTGCATTTTGTTTGATTTGGGATTGTACTTAAATTGCCCTGTTCCAGCATACCTGTCTACAAGTGCCTGACATTCTTCTTTAGTGATTGTCAGATAACTTGGCGGAGGTGCTCCTTTTTCAAGGTTTTTCTGGAGATATTTGTCATATCCCTTAGTTCCTCTGACATGGTTTTCAAAATGCTCATTGTTAATTTCTGTCTTAATTATACCACTTTTGACAGCTGAATTGAACTTCTCACGCATTTCTTTTTGTTCTGCCCGGTGCTTTTCAAGTTTCTCAAGTTCTTTTCTGACCTTGATTTCTTTCTTAGCTTTGGTATAGGGGTCATCATAGTATTTCTCCCTAGCATAATCACGGTTTAGGAATGGGTGCTGTCTGAGATAGTCCCTCATAGCTCCCTGCTGTATCCTTACCTTGTTCTTATACTTGTCTATCAGTTCTTGGTCTCCAAGTTTCTCTGCAACATGCAGAAATTCCTTGGATTGTCTGATAGACCGCTCTAGGGCTCTCTGTTTGGCTTGTACGTTGGCATTTTCGATAGCCTGTTCAGGCGTTAAATCTTTGAGATTGTCTGGTAAATCAGGTTTGTAGTTAGCACCGACCACAAAAGGTGTGATTTCATGGTAACAGTTGATACCAAGACATCCTCCAGCTGATCCGTATCCATAATCTGATAACGCCAGGATACGCTCGCCCTTTTCAGTTCTAGCAACTCCAGTAGTGACTATCTGATGTTGTAGAGGGGCACACATTTCCCTTGCTGTAGCTTTCTTTGAGTAGTAATAGGTATCTATCCCCAACTCCTCAGCTGGAGCCATTCTAACCTCACGATAGACACGCCAAGCTGTTGACTTGATAACCTGCCTAGCATAGGTGTCAGCTTTCCAGTGCTTGCCTTGACTATCGGTAAAGCCATAAAAGCCCTTTTGGGCCCATTTCATGACTGTATCTGAAATAGCCTTGTCTGATGTAGCAAGACCTGTGACAACCTTTGCTGTAGCCTCCTCAATAATGGACTGATACGCCCCCATCACGCTCTTTGGTAGCGTGGTATTGATAAGGTTGTTAATATCTCCCATTGTCTGATTGACATAAGCTGCAAGGTTGGTCTGGATAAGGCTGTTAGCCACAAAATCACCGCCAGTAGCCTCTAATAGTTGCTCTTTGGTGTTCTTGTAGATTTGATAACCCTCATTTTGGATGACATACCTTAGCTGTTCCTCGGCAATTCCTGAACGGTCTGAAATGAGCTTGAGGTTGTCCTCGTTGAGCAACCCCATCTCATTCATCTTCTCTAATTGCCAAATATAGGGATTGTCATCAAGACTGGCAGAGCCACGCTCTTTGATACGGTCTATAACTTGGTCAAATAGATCCAGAGTAAGCTGATGATAGATGTCTGCAACCTGACTAGCGTCAAGCATTAGCTGCTCATCATTGAGCTTGATTGGTTTCTTCTCTTTCATAAGCTCTTGCAAGTCCTTTAGTTATTAGCCAACTTGGGCTTTTTATTCCAAATAAACGCCTCAGCCTATCAATTACCATAAATTTCAACATCTTCATCACTCCTGCCGTCGTTAGCCTCGCTGATAGCATTGCCACTGATTTCAGCTTTAATTTCCTTAGCTTTCTCAGGGGTCACGTTGAGAACTTTCTCAATGGCCATGACATCAGTACCAAAGCCAGCGTTAACTACCTTAATCCAGTAGTCAAGCTCAGCGTTTCGGTCAGTAAAGACACCGTCATCAAGGTTAATGCTGATAGCGTCCATGTCTGGAATATTACCCTTGTAGAGTTGATAGGCTTTACCAAGCTCTAACATGGAGATAATCAGCTCTTTTAGGGATTGCTCAACCAAGCTGACAATACTGTTACGCATTTGGTAAGTGTCAGAGTTTTCCGAGACAATCTCAGTGGCTGTCTTCATGCTCTTACCGTCAAAGGTAAACATGCCAGCTGATACGCCTATCTGCATTTCAAAGAGGGACAGACCCTCATTGATTGCCTTGATGTAGTCATCAGAACGGATAGGGGTTGTGAGGTCTGTGATACCTATACCCTTGTCCATATCTCCAGAGTCAAACTGTTCATAGACATTTTGACCTGTTTCAAACTCACGCTTGACTGTGACTTTCTCACCGTCCGTGTTGTACTCAGTTTTAATCATCTGAGTAGGAACCGCTACCCTACGCTGACCCATTTTGACCTCCCACATGAACTCATCATAGGTAGTATTCAGAAAATCAATCGTAGTCTTGGCATTATCAAAGATAGATAGACCTAGTGGACTGTTGATGTCCTTATTGTTCATGCCAGGGGTCTTCAAGTAGGTAAACAATGGACGGCTCAGACCGTTCAAGTCAGCTACTTCTTCCAAATCTTCATAGAGTTCAGCCAGCGGTACCCTTGCACCCACAATATTCTGATTATCAGACTTGTAGAGCTCATTGGTTACCGTGTACTTGTCATCTTTGCTCCATTCGTGCAACTCAATTAGCGTGTAATACTTCTGCTTGTTACCCTCTGATTTGATTGTCTTAGTGATGATTGCAGCACTAGAAACATCTTGAGTGTTGGATTGGAGTGGTAAAAAGACAGGGGCTTGAATAAATGCCACCCTTACCTTGTCCTTATCAATAAACTGGGGCAGGAACAACCCCATTCCAACCCCAAGTGCACTCAGAACTATCCCAAACAAGAACATCGTTTTATTGAGCGACTTCAACAACACTCCGACGAGTCTTTTATTCATAACTAGAACTCCAAATTCTTGAATTTTTTCGCAGCAATTTTAGTAAATACGAGTACGTAAATAATTGTGACACAGATAGCTCCTAAATAAGCAAGCCCCGCTCCTGTCAGGCCTTCGCTCGCCAAAGTCATATAACTAGTTGGAAAAAGCATCGCAACTGGACCGCCAACAATTGCTAAAATCATCATCGTAATCGTCACCAAAAATCCTGTGATCATTGTGGTAATATTTTTCAGATACAAACAAAGAGCAGTTGCCAAACTAATCGATAAAATATCTTTTAGCAAATAAGCGACAATACAAAATACATTACTCAAGCTCTCTGCCAAACTAGCTTCAAAAACAGCTGGACTACCAAAAGGTAGATGGATTACCCGAACATAATGTACAAATGCAGAGGTTACAAAGAAGAGACCATAGAAAATGACGATTGTTGCTAAGAGACCCAAATATTTAGACCAGAAAATCTGCTTCCGTCCAAGATCCCGGTATAAAAACATGGTATGTTCATCTACTTCTTTCCTAAAGACAGATATAGCCAAGAAATACAGGGTCAAACTAGGAAGAATGAAACTATCTGCTGAGCTCACCATCATATTCGTAAAGGCAACAAGGCTGACTTTATAGCCCTCACCAGCATGAATCTGCATAAAATTCGACCCTTCAATAAACGAAGTAACTAGATAAATAAAAGGAAACAAAGTGAATAGGAGATAAACCTGCGTCTCCTTTCGCTTCCAAATCGTTCTAAAGACAGCTGGAAAAATTTGCTTCATACTCACTACCCTTTCGTAAAGATTTCTTTCAAGTGATTCTCTTTCACTTCTAGTTTCACAATCAATTCTTGACGAGTCAACACACCAAAAATCTGATTTAGCTCACTTGTAGGTGTGGCAGTGGAAATCTCTAACACTTCCCCCTCTAGCACCACATGGTCATTGAGCAAGTCCTTCACAGAATCTAAGTTTTTAGTCGTGTCCAACTGCACGAGCACACTTGGATGAGATTTGCCTTCAAAAGCATCTGCCAATTCTCCCGATTCGATATAGACATAGCGGCTGCACAAGGCCTCCAGCTCACCTAGTTGGTGACTCGAAATCAGCATGGAAATTTGTCGCTCACTGGACCACTGCTTCAAGATATCAATCAATTTTTGAACACCAATCGGGTCCAAGCCCACAAAAGGCTCATCTAAGATCAGGAAATCTGGCTCCGCAACCAAGGCAATCGCCAAAGCTGTCCGTTGTTTCATACCGAACGAGAATCCCTTGGGTTTCCGATTGCGAGCATCCCATAACTCTACCAATTTCAAAGTCTTCTCAATATTTGGATAGAGGTCTTTTTTCCCATGCAGGTCCAAATAAAACTTGAGATTGTCCATAACAGTCATTTCTGGATAGAATACTGGATCAATCATAATCCCAAAGTCTGCTAACAAATTATCCTGGCTAAAAATATCCGTACCCTTATAAGTAATGGTTCCCGAACTTGGTTTTAGGGACTTGGCCATGAGTTTCATAAGCGTGGATTTTCCAGCACCGTTTTTTCCAATCAGACCAACAATCTCGCCCTTATTGATCTCCAAACTCACATCTTTTAGTGAGTAAAATTCATTTCCTGCAAACTGTTTTGATAAATGATTGATTTTAAGCATAAGTAGCTCCTTTTTCTTTCTTACGACCTGCCTGCTGAATAAAATAAGTGGCAATAGCTGTACCATAATATAGTACGGCAACAAATAGCATTTGTGATGGAACTAACAATTCTCCTGCCAGCTCGACACTCATGACATCATCTGAAACTGTATGCAGTTGAGCAAACTGCTCCCACTGACCATTGCTACTCGTAATGTAGGCAAAAGCGGCATAAAATATCATTGACATTGTTGGGAAAATGCCTGCTGACCACGCTTTCCAAGACTTATCTTTTTGTAATCCCATACAGATTGAATTGACGATGGGCGGTAGCAAATAAGTCAACAACAATAAAACAGGAACAGAGAGACTTAGCAATAGTTGCGAACTAGCAACTGTTAAACAAATATAAAATAGACTCAATAATAGAATAAATATCATCATGACCCTCACAATTAAAATGGAAATCTCGAAACCAACAGATTGTAGATCCAATGTCCTCCGATAGCATACTGCAAGCCAAAACGAGTAGCTAACACAGAAAACAATAAACCTAGTGGAGTTCGGATGATTAGATTATCCAGCAAGGAATAATTCATATGCAACAAAACTCCAAACAAGAGAGAAGTGACCAACATAGCTAGCCAAGTAGGATATTCACTTTTTAGAATACGATAGATAAGATAACGGAACAAGAATTCTTCACAAGTCGCAATAATAAATTGATTCACATACTCATCACTCTGAATAAACCAGAAATTGACCAAGAAAATTGCAATAGCCAGCAAAACAAAGCTTTTCCAACTGAACTTCACTTCCGATAGCTCCTGACAAAGCTGATAACGCTTGGTTATCATAGATGGAAGTAGAATAAACCCTATTGGCATTCCAACCATAATAGAAAATAGGTAGGCTAGCTGTAGAAATTGACTAGAGCTAAACAAAACCAAAGATGTTGCCAAAAGATAACTAATGGAGGCTAAAACAATCAAAGCAAGCGATAAAGCAACTGGCCTCATATAGCGCACTACCAT